CATGAGCGTCGGCGAGCGGGACGCATGGGAACTCGCGTGGATCGACATCCGCAGCAAGGGCATGGAGAAGTTCCATAACTTCCGTGCGTTCTATCTCGTACGGACTCTCTGCGACGAGCACGGCGTGCGGATCTGGAAAGACGATGAGATTTCCGAGGTGGCCGATCTCGACGGTGCAGTTATGGGCGAACTGTTCGACATCGCACAGAAGCACAACAAACTCACGGAGGCGGACGTAGTCGAACTCGCCGGCGAGCTTTAGCGCGAGACCGTCGCGGCAGTTCCTGTTCATGTTGGCCGGGCATCTAAAGATGACGGTCGGCGAGCTCGAGCAGCGGATGGATTCACGCGAGCTGTCGGAGTGGCTGGCTTTTGCCCGCTACTTCCAGCCGCTAGACAACTCATGGGCTCAGACTGGAGTGTTGGCCAGTGCAGTGCTGGCACCGCACTCACGCCGAGGCCAGTGCCCAAAGCCAAGAGACTTTATTCCGACCGAAAGACCACCGCAGCACAAGACGCAGATGCTCGACGTGCTGGCCCAGATGAAGATCGACTTAGACGGCAAATGACATGAGCACGGCACTCGGACTAGCGATGCAGATCAGTGCCAATACGGCACAGCTGGCCCAGGCCGTGGCCGATGTGAACCAAAAGCTGGACTCCATGGGCGAGGCCGGCAAGAAGGCGTCGGCCGATCTTGGCACGCTGAAGAACATTGAGATTGGCAAGTTGGCCCTGGGCGGGCTCCAGGCTGCCACGTCTGCTTTTCTTAGTCTCTCGGGTGCCGTGGCTGGTGCCGTCACGTCTGTCACGTCTTTCGCCTTGAGTGTTGGCGAAGAGCTCGACGCGTTGAACGACGTGGCCAACCGCACCGGCGTCGGCGTTGAGGCGTTGCAGGCTTACGCCAGGGCGGCCGCTGACACTGGCGTGAGCGTGGAATCGTTTGCCAAGCAGATCCAGAAACTGACGATCAACATTGGCAAAGCGACGCTCGACGAGAAGGCGCAAAAGAAGTTTGAAGAGCTCGGCATCGTGTTCACCGATCTCAAGGCCGCTACGCCGGAAAAGCAGTTCGAGATGGTTGTCGATGCGTTGGCTGGCATTGCCGACCCCGCCGAGCGTGCCGCCAAGGCCGTGCAGTTCTTTGGCAAGGGCGGCATCGAACTCGGCGAACTCTTCACGCTCGGGCCTGGTGCTCTGACGCAGATGCGGGAAGAGGCTGTCTCGCTGGGCCAGGTGGTGAGCGAGGACGCCGTCAAAGCCATCGACAGCATGAATGACTCGTTCGCCACCGTCTGGGCAACGGTCAAAGGGCTGGCAGGGTCGATCCTGGGCGAGCTTGCTGGCCCGATTAGCACGATCGCTCAAGAGCTTCTGGGCGTGATTAAGCAGGCCGGGCCGCAACAGATCGCCCAGCAGGTGGCTCAGGGCTTGCTTGATTTCATCCAGTTGGCCGGCAATGCGTTTCTGGAACTGGCCAAGTTCATCGAGGCTTTCGTCAAGAAGTTCGCCCCGATCCTTGGGCTGGATATTCGGAGCGAGACCGAGAAGGAATTGGACCGGCTGCGAGCCGAGCAGCAGGCTGCCGTGCAGGGAGCCGGTGCCACGGTCGATGGCTTCGGCAGGCCGCTGGCGAATGCGGCAGACGTGGAAGAAGAGAATAGGAAACGTACCGAGCAGATCGCCCAACTCGAGGCGCAGATTGCCGCCGAGGCGGCTGCCGGTGTTCTCAGTCAGTTCCAGGCCAACTTCAACGCTGCCATCGACACGGCCCGCACCAAGCTCGAGGAGAAGATGCAGGCCGGCACGCTCACGGAAGAGGACAGAAAGCTGCAGGAAGCCCAGCTGCGTGAGCTCCAGCAGTTCAACAGGAACGGCCAGATCGGCACCGTGGAGATCCTCAACTAGCCATGGCCGTCATCTCCTACCGCGAAGTCATCCCGCGTACAGCGTCGCACAAGTTTGGCGAAAGCCCGACCGCCGAGCGGAAGTACATCGTCACAGTCGATGAGCCGACGCCGACGCAAACGCTGGTCAACGCTGTCGGGATTTTCCACGCGGCCGCCCACCCCGAGTTTTCGTACCTCAAGTGCCTGAACATTCAGGTCACGGAGACGGATCGGCATCACGCCGAGATCACGTACAGCTACGAACTGCCGAAGCAGGAAGAACTCGACCCAAATCCGCTGGCACGTCCTGACGTGTGGTCGTTCTCTACCGGCGGTTCCCAGGTGCCGGCGCTCGTCTACTACGACGGCAGTGGCAACGGAACCAAGAAGCCGCTGCAGAATACAGCCAAGGATTTCTTCGAGGGGCTGACCACGCTTGAGGCGGAAGTGCGGGCGTCGATCTCTGGCAACCGCCCTACGTTCCCGCTGGCCAATGCGGCCGCAGTCACGAACAGCGTGAACTCGTCTTCTTACCTGGGTGGTGCCGCTCACACCTGGCTGTGTGCTGGGATCAGCGGGCAGCAGGCCACCGAAGTCGTGAACGACGTGGAGTTGCGGTATTGGCAGATCACCGTCGAGCTCGTCTATCGGGCCAGCGGTCACGATCTGCTTCTGCCGAATGTCGGTTGGAACTATCTCGAAGGCGGCGAGAAGAAACGCGTCTGGGTAAAAGACCCAGAGTCTGGCGAGAAGGTGGCGTCCGGCTCGCCGCGTGCCCTGACCACTGCCGGTGGGCTCAAGGCTGACGATCAAGAGCCCGACATTCTCACGCGACGCGTCTACCCAGAAGCAGACTTTTCCAATTACTTCGGCACGCCGCCGTTCTAAGGAGCACCGATGCCCGACATCAGTTACACGATCACCGGCCAGGTCAGTAAGGGTGCCCTGTCGCAGTCATTCGCTGCGTCTGGCGTCACGGCTGACATCGCCACGGCTGGCGTGCTTTCGGTCACGCTGAACCTGGGTACGGCCGTCACGCAGATTTCCACGGCCACTCTCGGCTCGCTTGGGCTGTGTTTCGCCCGTTCGCTGGCAAGTGCCACGACGCATACGGTGAGCTTCGGCCGCTACGCCGGCGGGACGCTGCACGAGACGGCCCGGCTCAAAGCTGGCGAGGCCGCAGTGTTGCGGCTGGCGGCTGGGGACTACGCTGCCAAGGCAGCCGTCGAAGGCACCCGCCTGGTGCTCACCGTGTACGAGGACTGAGCCTTGGCACAAAAGCCAGACGGCAAGGCCGCGAAGACCGAGCGGGTGACATTCACTCGCCCGGCGGCAGAGCGTATTGCCAAGATCGTTCGCCGCGTCGAGCAAGGCGAACGTGGGGCGGAGCCGCTGACCTTTGAGCGTATCGGCGGCGGCGTGCCGTACCGTCTGAGCGTCGCCACGTTCACGGGGGCATGGGCGACTGGCGAATCCAAGACGGTGACGCTGGTTGGTAGCACAAACACGGCGACGGTCTACAACTGGTGCAACGCAGCAGAGGATGGCGGGCACGTCGTTTTCGGCAAAGCCAGCGGCACCAACAGTGCCGTGGAAATCACCATGGGCGGCACTGCTACCTGCCGCATGACGCTCGGTGGCGTAGACCTGACGGAGTTGTCTGGCTACGACGCTGCCTCCATTCAGTTGCTCGGGCATAACACCACGGGGCCGTGCCTTGAGTGGTACTCGATCGCCAACTGCTCGACCGCCACATGACGCAGATCACATTCCAAGACGGGCAAGTTATCCTCCGTGACGGCCTGGTCGGGGCTGGACTGGAGTGCTGTTGCGGATGCTGCTGCATTGACGGCGAGAAGGATCCGTCGAAGAAGTCGCAGTCAGCATGCGAACAGGCCGGCGGCGTGTGGACTGCCGGCGTGACGTGCGACAGCCCGTGCATGTGCTGCTCGTACCGATACCTGTGCCGCGAGAAGGTCTGGTCTTACTTTGAGTTCGACTACTCGGTCAAAAACGCGCAGAACCAGCCGATCCGGCAGTCCGACATGATCCCAGCGGCCCAGCCGCCAGGGACGCTCTACGTCTGGTCTGACTATCAGGCGTCACAGCCTGGAAGCGGTGCCGCTGGGTGCGCCGGAACATCTCCAGCACGCCAAAACCACTTTGCATCCGGCCACTGTTTCATCCCGGACTACTGCGTTGAGCAGTGGACAACTGCCTACGCCTCGCAGTGGTACTTCCGACTGCGTGTCGTGGACGACTGCGACGAATGTGGATCTGCCTACAACTACCCGTTCGTGCAGCCTGGGGCGGAGGAGGAGTGTGACGGCAACACGCAAGTCTGGACTGCCCCGTGCTTTACTGGTGCGGAAAGTATTTCCTGCACGCAGATCACGAGGCAGAACTGCCTGTCGGTTGGAACATACGGGGCGTGCGCCGATTCGCTCGACATATCACTGTGCGAGAACCCGCTCCCATGATCCGCTGCCGGCTGCATCACCTTGAGGCCCGGTGCCGCGAGCGTGGCTACTCGCTCGAGCAGGTGCGGCCATGCATCGTGAGCCAGGACGGCGACCGCCTGGTGGTAGACGAGACGCACAAGGCGTATCCGCGAGCGAAGCCCGGCCTGGGCGACATGGTTAAGGCGGGACTGTCCGCTGTCGGAATCACTGAGGAGCGAGTCAGCAAGGCTATCGGGCGGCCGTGTGGCTGTTCAAAGCGGGCCGAGCAGCTGAACGCCATCGGCCGCAAGATCGGCATCGGTTGACGCCCCCGCTAGGGTGGCCGGTGAAAGGACTCTCGCCATGGCCGGCTGGCTGATCGCACTCACCGGATTCGTCTACGCCTACGTCGCGGCAGATCTCGCGTGGCATGGGAAGTCGGGCCTGGCCATCGCGTACCTCGGCTACGCGTTTGCGAACGTCGGTCTGTACATGGCGGCCACAAGGTGACGCATGCCCGACGATCACGTCTTCACCTTGAACGGCGACGAGCGGTGGCTCATCCGGTTCACCACATTGAAGGGTGCGGCCTACGGCTACACGTTCTCGCAGAAGGCGAAGAACCCGCGAATCATCTTGGACGCTCGCATGCGCGGACGGAAGAAGCTGGAAGTGCTGGTTCACGAACTCCTCCACGCGCTCAACCCAACGCAAAGCGAGGAACACGTCGAACAGCAGGGCCGTGATATTGCGCGTGTCCTCTGGAGTCTCGGATACAGGGAGGTGCCGCATGGCAAAGAATAGCCTGCTCGATGAGGTGAGGGCGAACCTGAGAGGCCGGCGCGGTCCTGCATTGTGGATCGACTCGTTGCCAGCAGACCTGGCGGCCGAGGTCAGGGCAATCAAGGCTCAGTGGCGCGAGGGCAAACTGGCGACCACGAAAACCGCACTGGCCCACAGCCTCGTGAAGAGCCTGCAGACGCGCGGCGCGACAATTGGACCACAGGGGGTGTTGCGGTGGCTCGAAAGACCCTGACTGACGAGGTGGCCGAATCGCTCGCCGACGCTGACCGGCTCGCGGCCGACGCGGAACTCGCGCGGTTGCGCTCCGAGGTGGCATCGCTGAAAGGCCGTTACAAGGCGGCGCTGCAGCAAATCGACCGCGAGCGTGAGCGGGCGGATTCGCTCGTTCAACTGCGGGGCATCGAGCCCGCAGCCGTTCGCAATTCGCGAAACGCGAAAGGCACGAAGCACGCCGCCACGATGGTCGTGCTGCTGTCGGACATTCACTGCGAAGAGGTCGTGCGACCCGAGACGGTCAACGGGCTCAATGAGTTCAACCTCGACGTGTGCGACCAGCGGCTCGCGGAGTTGTGGTCGCGGTTCTTCGCCATGCTCGAACACGAGCGGCAACTGTGCCGCATCGACCGGGTGTGCATCTGGATTGGCGGCGACGTGATTACTGGCATGATCCACCCGGAGCTTGCCGAGGAAAACAGCCTGCACCCCCTGGCGGCGAAGCGATGGATCGGCTCACGCCTACGCGGATTTATCGACGCCGCGAGCGAGCAGGTGAAAGAAATAGTGGTAGCGACTTCTTGCGGAAACCATGGCCGCACGACGGAGAAGATGCGGACCAACGAAGCCGACACGTCCTACGAACACGACCTGTACCTAACGATGCAGGCCGAGGAGCGGCGAAAGAACGTCCGCTGGCAGATTGGCGAGGGGCACTTGAACTACGTGGACCTCGACGGGTTTCGCGTGCGGTTCACGCATGGTCACTCAGTGAAATATCAAGGCGGCATCGGGGGTGTGCATGTGCCACTTCGCAAGAAGATTGCGGCATGGGACGCCACGAGCCGCGCCGACTTGACGTGCATCGGACATTGGCACCAGTTCAGTTGGGGTCGCTCGGGCCGCTACATCACGAACGGCAGCGTTATCGGCTACTCCGCATACGCCGTGCGTATCGGGGCTGAAGGCAGCGAGCGTCCGTGTCAGGCAGCGTTCGTGATCGACCACGGCAGGAACGAAGTCACGAAGGCATATCCATTGTTTTGCGACCGGGATCTAAGAAAGGGGAAGGCATGACCACGACACTTGAGGAAGCGAACGAATCTTTGCGCCACGCTGTGCCAACCAGGCTGGACGCGACGCCGGCGGATGACCCGAAGATGGTTGGCTACCAGCCTGTTACGGAACCGCTGCCGGAAGTTGAAGGGGCACACGTGACGTTCCGCTATGACGCGGAGACGATGAAGAAATTCGCAGCGATGCTCAACGACGTGACCGGGGAAGAGGCTGCCCGGTTGCGCGGCGACGGGCTGATCAAGCCCGACGTGCACCCCACGAGCCAAGCGTTCTTCGACCTGTGTGATGCCCTGAAGGACATGCACCGGAGGAAGAGCCGGGACTACGGCTGTCCTAGCGGGGAAGACCCGCTGGCGAACATCCGCAACGGGGCGAAGTTCGTCGGCATCCCATCGTGGAAGGGCGCGATGGTGCGACTGTCAGACAAGGTGACGAGGCTCGCGTCTTACAACGCGACCGGGCGGCTGGAGAACGAGAGCCTGGAGGACAACCTGTTCGACCTCGCCTCCTACAGTCTGCTGGCCCTGCTGCTGCACCGAGAGGAACGCGATGCCTGAGCCCCTCTCTGACGCCTACCTCCAGCAGTGCGAGTTCGACGCTCGCAAGTTCCAGGGTGCCTACACCGGCACCGCTGGCACGCTCGCGGCGCACGTCCTGCGGCTGCTCGCGGAGTTGTCGCGGGTGAAGGGACGCCTCGCCGTGACGATCGCCCAGCGGGACGAGATGCCTTCTCTGTCGCACATCCGCGGAGATTGACCCGGGCCAGCCGGTCGAGGTGCGGTCGTGTCCCCTTCCCACGACTGCGACTCCCGGCTGTGCTCGCGGTCAGTCGGCACTCCACTCGATTCGATGAGGCTCCCATCCTGCTGGCAGCACCGGCATCGTGTATCGCTGGTGCCGCAGAACAACGCGGAGAGTGTCGGCGTCGATCCAAGCCGATTCGTCATGGTTGTAGAGCAGAGGCCCGACAATGAAAGGCACCGCTTTTGCGGGCTTCGGCAGCACTGCCGCTGCGGCGGCTCCGAATGATGCGGCGATTGCTTGGCGTCGATTCAACATCACTTCACCTCCGGCGGCTCGGGTAGCGGCATCCAGTGGGTGATGCCTGGGTAAAGGTCGCTCTCTTGTGACTCTCGCCATTCGCCGTTTCTGTATTCGCAGAGAACGTGCCCCTGCCACGGCTTTAGGCATTGGCCGCCGCCGTTCCACACCAATACTTCCTGCTCCTCTTCCGGCAGCCGCTCGCTCACGGGAATCCATCCACCACGCAGCCGCTCGATCTCGCTGCACATTTGCAGCATCAGCACGGCAGCGGCCGACGGGTTGATGTCCTCTTCTTTGGTTGACCATCGCTCGGCCACTCGCCTGTATGAAGCAACATCAAGTTCCATCACTGCACCTCCGGTGGCTCGGGTAGCGGCATCCAGTGGGTGACGTTCGGGAACAGCCATTCGCCACCGTAATTGCAAAACCATTCATCGCCGTCGTCAATTGAGGCGACATGGTTGCCGTCCATTTCGGTGTGAACGAGAACCAGCGTGTTCTTTTCCGGCATCCGCTCGCCCACGGGAATCCACTTCGGCATCAGTTCGCACGCCGCCGCAATCGCGTCATCGCCGCCGTTGCGTAGTCGGATGTCGAGGTCTTTCATGTAGCTCATGCGTCGGTCCTTTCTTGGAAACTCCCCGGCAGTCTACGCCGCCGGGCTAGCGCCGTCCTGCGGTGGTCCGTCGAGGTCCAGCGGCGGCAGGTAGTCGAGCCCCCGGTGCGTCTCCGTGATCCGCGGATCAAGGTAGTGTCCACGGGTCATCGCCGGATCGGCATGGCCTAGGTGGGCCGTGGCGTCGCCCCCGGCAGCAGCCACGTAGGACGCCGACGCCTTGCGGATCGCGTGGAACGCCCTGGAGGGCACGCCTGCCGTTTTGCAGAGCAGCCGCATCGAAGCATAGTGAGACAGCGGATGGCCCGTCCTGGGCCACACTAGGGCGTCTGGCGGGCCTCGCCGGGTTTCCAGTTCAGCAGCCAGGGCAGCGGTGATCGGGGCTACGAGGTCACGCTCCTTCCCCTTGCGGGTCTCGGCGAGGAATACGAGCCGCCCCTGCGACGTGTCCACCTCCCGCCACCGCAGGTCGAGCAGGGCACCGATCCGCTCGCCGGTCTGCCAGGCGGCCTGCAGGAGCGTGCTCCACCACCAGGCCGAAGGCACGCCAGACATTGCCCCTCGGCGGGCTTTGGCGGCTCGGACCAGCCGGGACATCTCATCCAACGTGTACGCCGTCGGTGCCCGCTTCACCCGCTTCTGGCGTGGCAGTCCCGGCCACTCGCCAGGGTGGAGTTTTTTCCGGCAGGCCCAGTTCCATATCGCCAGCAACTGCGAGCGGTCCTTGGCCACGGTGTGCGGGCTGACTACTCGACCGCGGCACGGGTTCGTGGCCCGCCACCGCAGGAACTTCGACACCGCCACGTCCTCAAGGTCCGCGACCATGGGCTCTCGCCCGAGGAACTCTGCGAACTTGTCGATGGTGTGGCCGTAGAGCGACACCGACCGATCCGACAGATTCATCAGTAGTGCGTACCTGTCCAGCAGTTCTCTGAGCGTCATCTCGCACCCCCGTTTTCGGCCCATGCTACCAAGGGTGTACATTTGTTCAACGGAGCCCTCTCCGTTCAAACTTGCCCCTGCGGTCGATCCTACGGAGGGTCGGCCGGCCGGGGCAAGTTGGGAGGATTGAAGGTGGGGATTGGTTTGACTGTTGCGGTTCCGCCACTACGATTGGGGCATGATCGCCATGGCCGTTCAAGACGATTGGGTTTCGGTGGCCAAAGCCGCAGAGATCGCGGACTGTTCCGAGCAGTTCATCCGGCGGGATCTGCTCGAGCACCTGCCCAGGGATGCCGCTGGAAAGCCCGCTGGTGACCGCACCAGCGGCGGCCGCCTGGACGGATGGCTCGTCAACGGCCGGGCCTGGAGCGTGAGCCGGAAGTCCGCCGAAGCCCTCAAGGCCAGCCTGTCCAGCCGGGCCGGCAGGCGGAAGCGGGCAACCAAAAAGCGGAAAACCCGCTAATTCTCCCGCGAAACGGGGGCTCCCAGAAAATCTTTTCAAGGGGGCTTGCGTGTAGTGGCGATACTGCTACTATGTGGGTGTCAGGCGATTGGGACCTGACGAGACGCCAACGGGAGACGAAACGATGAACGCCACCAACTGCAACTTTGAAACAATCACCTTCCTCGCCAACGAGGTTTCTCGGTTTCGCACCGCGAGCCAGTCGGCTGCCGAGGCGGTTGCCTCGGT